CAGCATGCCGTCATTCTAGCACCTGTACATTCCGTGAAGCTGCGGTGTGCATTACTTCCAAATCCAAAATCCCCACTTTGGCTGCGGTGTATTTGGTCCCCATTTATACGGCGCGGTGCCTGCTGTGACGGTCACGGTGTCGCCAAGTTCGAGGCCTTCAGCAATAGGCAAAAGCACCTGCAACACCGTCGAATCTGGCGACGAGGCCGAGCCGAGGTTCTGCTGCAAGAGCGTGAGCATGATGTCGTTGAAGGTCACGTTGTCCGAGCCGAGGCACTGCACCTGTGCTTCGAGCTGCGTGGGTGTGCGTGCAACGAAGTTTATCTGCTTGATGATGAGCTGTTTGTTCGAGACGCCAAATTTCGCCGAGTTGAGGATTATCTGCTGGCCAATAGCGAGCTGGTGGGTAAACGCCGATATGGTGTTGAATTTGACGTTGTAGACGGGATCGCCAAACATGTCGATTTCGGCCTGCGCGCGCTCCTGCGCTTCTTGGATGCTCAAGATGGTCGAGTCGGTGATTGAGTCTTGCAGCAATCCGTAGGTGGCGATAGAGACAGGCTCTTGCACGTAGGCCAAAATCGGTATCTGCGCCTCGCCCTGGATGATGATTTGGTTGCCGCTGCCGGGGTCGCTGGTAAAGCGGATAAAGCGACCGGCGTCGTTATACAGCACCTCCACGGTTGAGGGGTCGGTCTGCTGGTCGGTGCCGATGCTCTGGCCGGTGCCGGCGAGGGTGATGGTGAGGCTCTCTTGCGAGTATGGGTAGGCGAGCGGATAGACAAACGTGCCCGCGACGCTCGTGTACACGTCCACGGGCGCATACTGCGGCGGGGTCGCGGCCGGGTTCGGGTCGAGGACATAGTCTTTGGCGTACGTGCCGCCGACCACGAAGATGGCGTTCTTCATGTTGGTGATGTCCACCTGCACGTCGAGCGTGGGCCACTCGATGTCGCCGGTCGTGTCGTCGATGATGATGGGCGCGGCGGATATTTCCGAGCTGGTGCCGATGTTGCCTTCAGCGAAGTAAAAGTGCACATCCTTGTTCGGGTCGATGTACCAGTCCCAGCCAATTTGCTTGGCAAGCGATTCGAGGCACTTGCTCGAATGCTGGTAGTTGAATTTTATCGACGAGACGAGAAAATTGCCCCGCTGCACGTGGTTGGTGGTAAAGCCCGCCGGGCAGAAGGTCGATACGAGGTCTTCGACGATGTCCTGCGGGTCCATGCCGGCGTAGTTCTTCTTCACGACCATCGAGTCGAAAATAAAGCCCCAGTCCGCGGCGGTCAGTTGGTAAAGCAAGAGCACGCCGCCCGAGACGATGGGCTCGCTGGTGACGAGCGTGCCGCCAAAGATTAGCTCGGTGACGCTGTCGATGGTGTAGTTGACATAAATCTCGTCGCCGATTTGCGGCATGTGTGTCGGCAACGTCGGCGCCTGGGGCGCTTTAATATTGAAGGTGAACTGGCCTTTTTGCTTGGTGAGCACCACTTGCACGTTAAAAGTGCTGTCAAACTCGACGAGCGAAGTGATGTCGTTCGTGCCGCAGAGAACTTGGATGCTGCTGGAGTAACTCGCCATACCCTATGCGTAATTTCTCAACTTAAGCTGCCGGTTGATTTGCGTTGCGAGGGCCGCGGCGATTTGCTGTGCGCCGTTCTGATCCAAATAGCTGCCCCCATTTATGTTGATGACGATGCTGCCGGCGCCGCCGCCAATGTTGCCGCCCGCGAGTGATGGTCCGCCGTTGAATGCCGACAAGGGGATGATGGCTTCGGGGCCGGCTTCGCCAACAAGCGCGAGCGTGGGGCTGTTGACAATGCCGCCCGAGGCAAAGGCTTTGACCACTTGGCCGACGCCGGATGTGGCGCCGCTAAACGCGGCTCCTATTGCGTTTGCGATAGCGCCGCCGCCGACCTTATTTAGAGCGGTTATGACGGCTTCGATGGCGTTCTTGACGGCGTTAATCGCGCCGACCAGCACATCAGTGAAGAAGGTTGCGACCTTGGTTCCTATCGTGAGAATGCCGGTAAATATATCGACGGCTAAGGTAAGAGCGTCGGTTAGAAGCACGACAGCGCCGAGCAGCGTCGCGCCAATCACGACTGCCATTGCCTGCAGATAGGGTTCAAGTGGCTGGAGGGCTTTCCACAGATTGGCGAGTGCCGGTGCTAAATTGTTATTAAAATTATCCGAAACGTTTTGCCACGATTCTTTGAATAAATCGACGATACCCGTTTGTGCATTGAGGTCGGAGAAGAAAGCGGTGATTTGCGTGTGGAAAGCCTGCCATATGGCAGTAAGAAGCGCTACCGCGACGCCTATTCCAATCAAAATCAGCAACGGTCCGTCGAGAACGGACAAAGCCACCTTAAGAAGCGTAAAAGCGATTAGGGCTCCGGCTATCCACTGCAAAATGGGGCCGAGGGTCGTCATAAAGGTTTGAAGCGAATCTTCGAGCGGCTTATTCGCGCCTATCCATCCCAATATGCCGTCTTCTATTTGCGTCATTTGTCCGGGCAGCCCCTGCTGGGCCTGGATGAGCGGCGCGAGCTGTTGAGTGAGTTCTTGTATCTTCACCTTTTCTGCCTCGATATTCGCGGCGGCTTTTTCGTGCGCGGCGTTCACCTGCACGGTGGTGCCGGTCCACTTTTGCAAGGCAGCCTCGTTCACTTCAATGTCGGCCTTTTGCTGATTTATCTGCGCGCTGAGGGTCGCTATTTGGTCGCCGCTTTTGGCCGCAGCGGCTACTGCCGAGTCGATGCCGCCCGAGAGAAATGAGCCGATCTGCTCAAGGGCGTACGCGATAATCATCTTCTTGAAGTAGCCGCCAAAGCCTTCGCCTGCGGCAGTCCCGGCGGCTTCCCCAACCGCAGTAGCTTCAGCTACAGCGGGGCCTTCTGCGGCAGCAAGGTCTGCCGCCAAGCTGTCAGACATTGCCTGGCCCTCCGCTTGCCATTGCGCCAAAACCTGCTCGGCAGCTGAGGTGTTGACGGCCGCAAGGTCTTGCAGCGCCGATTCAACGGTCGGGACCGCTTCCTCAAAGGTGGTGCCTATTTCGTCGCCTGCGGCGTTCCATGCGTCTAAGGAGCTTTGCGCCTGCGCGACGACATCTTCTTCAGCGGAGTTAAGCGAGTTGGTTATTTGTGCGGCAGCTTCCGCGCCGGCTTGTCCGAGGTTCGCAAAAGCTCCCTGTGCTTCTTCTAGCTGGGATGAGGCGTTGTCGATGAGAGAGAGGACGATTTGAAGCTGCGTGTCGCTCATGCCCCTATTTTACAGCACGCCGCGCGTTATCCGCTTCAGCCCTGAATAACTCCAAAAGCATGGTGATAAACCATGTCGGTTGAGACAGATATTCTTCGTAGGTCCAGCACATTTCTTTGCAGAGCGTGGTGGTGAGCTGGATTTGCCATTCAACGGCGCCGATTGAGAAGTAGCGCGCCCACGCGGCCCTTACTTCTCCGGCTTCGTAGGGTTTATGATGGCCGTAACCTCTTTCACAATCTCGGTATATTCATTCAGCGGCAGGTCGAGCAGCCGGTCGCTTATAGTGTCGGTGGAACCGTTGAGGCTCACGACCGCCTGGTTGAGAATGGCTGCGGTCTTCTCTGAGTTGGGCATCTCAGGCTTGTCGCTTATCGGCAGCATCTCGCGTGCCGTGAGATAGGTTTTGATGACGAGCGTATGACCGCCTGAAGTGGTCAGTTCACGCGTGGGTCGGTCACTCATACATTTTGCAAATTAACGGCTCCCAATAATTGATGTTTGGTGCCAATCCATCCGCACTGGCGGCACTTACATTGTCCCAGTGATGTGAGCGAAAGGACAAGCGCAACCGGTACAAAAAGGACAGTCACAATAAAAAGAAGGGACAAGAGCGCCATGGCCGCCCAATATACGCTCTCGCTGCGGACCTTATAGCTATGGCAGTTCGGGCACTGATTTCGTTTCATATGCCCTGACGCTACCACTTAAACAAAAATGCGCAAGGATGTGGGGTGGATAAGGCTAGTAGGTCGAGGTGCCGTTGGTGACGATAGCCTGGGCCATGAGCGTGTCGCTCACGCTGTAAACAGCCTTGAACTTGATGTTTTGATAGACCAGGTCTTTCACTTTGTACGGCACGCCGTACTCGGTGATGTAGCATTTAGGCATTTCAAACTCGGCGCCCGAGCTGGAGCTGTTGTACATGTTGAGTATGAGGGCGAGTGGCTGATTGCCGCTGGAGTTCTGGGTGCCCTCGAATTGCGTTTTGAAGTCACTCTCGTTCTGGAGGATGGCTTCGAACTGGCCTTCAACGGTGAATTCTTTGTTGAGAAAGTCCGCCGGGGTGACGGTGCCGAGCACCTCCTGTGCTTCAATGTTGCTGGCGATAGTGAGCTTGGCGCTCTTAAGCGCAATAGTGGCAGGTGTGAAGGTCTGCGTGCCGATGGCGCCCGTAGTCGCAGCCGAGAGGTCGTAGGCGGTCGCGGACACTATCTTGGCAACGGTCGTGTTGGTCGGGATGTTCGTTCCGGTCACGCCCATGCCGACTTTCAAATTCGTCTGCGGATTGATGCTGCAGGCGGTGACGTGGATGGTGCTCGATGCAGTGCCAGTCGCGGTGAGGCTTCCTTCGACGCCGGCTTTGTTGAGCGCGAACTGGGCTTCAAGAAACTGCGGCAACATAAAGTTCTCAGAGGTAGTCGAGGGTGTAAAGTTGCTTTGCGAGGCGCCTGTCTGCGCCATGAGGGTCGCCGTAAATTGGCAAAACTGTTTCAGGGCGACGCTGATTTCGAGCTTGCCCACGACGCCGTTGGCGTAGGAGTAGTCAACCGCGGCGAGCGGGTCATGCTTAAAAAAGGTGAGGCTCTTGTGCTGTGCGCTTTCACCGACGGTGAAGGTGTGCGTGTACGGTCCCGAGCCCGAGACGGCGTAACCGCCGAAAAGCGAGTAGAGAAAGAGGCCGAAGGTCGTGTCGCCGATGTTGCCCGCTACGCTGCCTTCCGCCCACGACTTCGTCTGAGACATTGCGATGCTGTCTTCGATGATGCCATAAGCCGATGCGTCGGTGGCGAATTCCTTTTTGTCGTCGAGCGTGAAATCCTTCCACGGCACCCAAAAAGTCGCCGAGCTTTGCGCGGTTCCGCGCGTGCTCTCTTTGGCGTATCCGAACTGTATGAGCCTGCCGATACCTTTGGTTGCCGCCATATGGGACTATTGTACTTTAGAAGCGACCAGCTCTTGCAGGTATGGGGATAACCGCTCCTCATTTGCTCGACCACGCGGATGATGGAATTTGCAGAGGGTAATGCCGTTTTTCGACTCAAAGCGAAGTTTGGGAAATTTTGCCCAGGAAAGGATGTGATGAGCTTCTATAGGCCCGGCACAATCCTCATTTCCCATTTGGCATCGGTAACCATCGCGTCGATAGACCGATTTGCGCCAATCTTCGTAGGCTATGAGGTGCCTATCGTGGCGCGGGGCAAGTTCTGAACGGTCATTGATCCACTGCGGATTCTTGGGACCGCGTTTAGCCAAGCCCATTTTGATTC